GGGGCCGGGCGCCAGCCTTTTCTTTTAAGCCAAAGGCTTTCAGCCCTAAGCCAAAGGCTTTGCCTTTTATTTTATAATTACGAGTCCTATGGCAACTACAAAGGTTAGAAAAGCAGCAGATAATATACCAATCAGTAGGAAATACAAGATCATAGAGGACTATCTAGATCCTTCTTTATCTGTTGCTGCTATAGCAGAAAAGTATAACACTACTCCAGGGGCTATAGAGAATGTCGTCCGTAGGCACTATCAGTCCCTACAGAACGTAAGAGAGACTAGAGTACTCATCTCATCTCAAGGAGCAGCAGGGCTAAAGGTTGCTACTTCCTCTTACTTGAATCCAGATAAGATTAATGAGCAGTTCCTAGAGAAGCTATCAGAACCTGATAGTCTATATCTTACAGACAACGAGATGGTATTTGCTGAACTCTTTAACTTCAATGGAGATGAGATACAAGCACTAGAGGAAGCTAAGCTAAATGGGGGGCTTCATAAGCCTAAAGAGAAAAAAGATAGAGAGGAATATTATTCCGCTTTAAAACTCAGAGCCTTCTACCTAAGAAGGAAACCTAATGTAGTTAGATATCTTGAAGAGATCCAGAAAGAGAAACTAAAGACCATTGTAGAGGGTAAAGGATTCATTCAATCTCAACTTTTAGCTGTTATGGAGAAAGTAAAACATCTAGAGGGAGAACGAGCTGCTATTACTCAACTTAAGTGTATTGAGCAACTCGGAAGGACTCTAGGGGCTTTCGAAGATAATATTAATATTACTGGACTTGATGGTGATAGCGCAATAGACAGGATACTACAGAAAGCTAGAGACGCTAAAGCTACTGTAATAGAACAAGAGACTGAAGAGCAGTAGTCTAAAGGGGAATAGGGTCTGCAGCCCGATAAGGAAGATCCTCCAACTTCTTTTCCCTTTATTACATTTGGAGATATCTTAGGAGAAGATATGGAAACTAAAAGGTGTAAGTACTGTCATGAGGATTTACCCCTAACCGAGGAATATTTTTATTTTTCTAAAAATAGATTTGACAATAGATGTAAAATTTGCAGGCAAATACTAAATCTTATAAATAGAGAAGAGAGAAGCAGACAAAATAGAGACAGATATCTAGCTAATAAAGAAGATATAAAACTTCAAAGGCAGTTTTTCTATGAAGAAAATAGAGAGTATATTTTAGAACAAAAGAAAGGCTACCATAAAAGAAATAAAGAGAAGAAACGAATCTACAGACTTGAGAAAAATTTTGGAATTAAAGAAGCAGAACTCCAAGAGATGCTTAATGAACAGAGAGGATGCTGCGCTATTTGTGGTGAAACTCTGGTAGTTCCAGAATCGATTAGATCTTATATGGTAGATCACAACCACAACACTGGTAGGGTTCGTGGATTACTTTGTAATTATTGTAATTCTATATTAGGACTATCTAAGGATAAAATAGAAATTTTAAAATCTGCAATTAAATATTTAGAGAAAGATAATGCCATTAACTCAGATACAGTTTGAAGAACTTTTAGAGTTATGGTCTGAAGATAATGTTTTAGGAATAGAGAGCCTATTTGACTGCAAGTTAACAGGGCAACAGCAGGAGTTAGTAAGGCTAGCTTCAGATCAAGCAGCACGAGTTGCAGTTTCTTCTTGTACAGGCTCTGGTAAGACTGCAGTACTTTGTATGATGGTATTTATGTATCTACTAACCCTACCAGATTGCCGTATACTTATTACTGCCCCAACCTCAAACCATCTAGAAAGGGTCTTTAGAAACGAGCTTGAGAAATGGTACAGAAGGATGCCTCAGCAGTTTCAAGACATGTTTGAGCTTACATTAAGAAAGGTAGAATACAAGGCTAAAACTTTTGTACAATTTGCATCTCTAGTTACAGCATCAGCAGAAAATCGCGAGGCTTTAGCAGGAGGTCACTCAAGTAACTACATCATTATAGGTGATGAAAGTTCTGGTATCAACGAGGAAGCTTTCGATGTTCTGCTAGGAACTCTCAGCACTGGTGAAGGTGGTAGGTTCATCTTAGTATCTAATCCAGTCAGATCGTCTGGCAGATTCTTCGAGATCTTTAATAGGGAATTAGGATCTTGGAAGAAGCTATATTTCTCTGCTTTTGATAGCCCAAATGTGAATAAGGCATGGGTCCAAGAGATGGAGGATACCTACGGCTCTGACTCAGACCTCTATCGTATGCGAGTCCTCGGCCAATTCCCCCGTGTAGGTGTCTCACAGTTCATCTCTGCAGATATAGTAGAGGATGCTGTGAGGAACACACTGGACTTCCGTGCATATCATAACTTCCCTAAGATCATGGGAGTGGATGTAGCTAGATTTGGAGATGACTTAACTGTATTTGTAGTGAGACAAGGCCCTAAGATGGTAGACTTTAGAACCTATAAGGGGTTAGATACTATGGAGGTATCTACAAAAATAGCAGAATATCAAGCAATGCAGAGATGTGCTGGTATCTATATTGACTCTATTGGTGTAGGTGCTGGTGTAGCAGATAGATGTAGGCAACTTAAGCTCCCTATTAGGGATGTTGTTGTCTCAAATAAATCTACAGAACCTGATGTGTATTGTAACTTAAGATCCCAGTTGTGGGGTAAGATGAGAGAATGGTTAGATAATGGGGCTGATATCCCTAGAGAAGCTACAGAGAAAGAGACTAACCTAGCTGCTCAACTTACATCAATGGAATATGGTTATAATAATAAGAGCCAAATACAACTTTTATCTAAGAAGGACTTAAAGCGCTTAGGCTACCCATCACCAGATATAGCCGATGCTTTAAGTTATACATTTCTAGAATCTATTAGAGATATGAAACCACGAAGAACTATTAAAAAAGAAGTAAAGAAGAGTAGAATCTTATGGGCATAGAGATTAGCTAAGGAGATTATTAGATGGACCCTTTGCACAACAGACCTGCAGTTCTTGTTGTCCCTGCTGATAAGGCTAGAGACACCTACGAAGAGCTACAGAGAGCGTATCGACCAGACTACGAGGAAGACATAGAAGAAGACAAGCATCAGTATTCTTCCTTAGCTACTTATATTACAGGAATCTATCAGGAGAACAAGGACATTAGGAGTTCTTCTGGTATTGAAGAAAAAATGCTACAGTCCTTGAGAGCTTATAATGGCCACTATGATCCAGAGGATATAGCTAGGATTAGAGAGGCTGGTGGCTCAGAGATCTTCATGAACCTTACACCCACAAAGTGTAGGGCAGCTATGTCATGGCTTCGTGATATCATGATGCCAGCTAAAGAGTACGCTTGGGGCTTGTATCCTACAGATGTACCAGACCTTCCAGCTGAGATTAGGCAACAGATAGAAGATCAGATCAATGAACTAGTCCAACCAGTAGAACCCCCTCCACAAGAGCAGGCACCTGCAGGCCCTGAGGGTCAGCAGGCGGTACCCCCTAGTAAGTCTAATGCAATGCAGGCTACTAGTAAGCTGCAGGAGATCAATCAGCTTAAGAGAGACATAGAAGACGCTATATCAGACGAGATCTATAAGGTCGCAATGTCTGAGGTTAAGAAGTATGAGAAGATTGTAGCTGACCAACTTCAAGAAGGACAATGGGAGAAAGCATTCTCTGACTTTATTGAAGACTTCTGTGTATTCCCTGTAGCCATTATGAAGGCTCCTGTGATTACCAAGAAGAAACGATTGACTTATGTCAATGGAGAGGTAGAAGAGACTGAGGACTTTATCTTCTTGAATAAGAGGGTATCTCCCTTAGATATCTACCCTTCCGCTAATGCTACCTCTATGGAAGAGGGAGATCTCTGTGAGCATGTAAGGTTCGATAGAAAGACTTTATATAACTTAATTGGTGTACCCAACTACAAGGAAGACGCTATCCGAAAGGTTCTTGAGAACTGTAAGGATGGTTATAATAATGAACTTGATTCAACTGTAGAAGCAGATAAGACCATTGAGGAATACCGTGGTGACATCTTTAGGTCGTCTAAGGGTACCATACATGGTGTACACTTTCATGGTTCTATAGGTTGGAAACTGTTGAATGATTGGGGTTTTGAAGAAGATAAGATTGGTGTAGATGAAGATAAGGAATTTGAGGTAGAGGCGATTTTAGCTGGAGGAGAAGTCATCAAGTGTGTGCTCAACAGTGACCCTCTTCTTCGAAGACCATACTATAAAGCATCCTGGCAGAACATCCCGGGCTCTTGGTGGGGAAGATCCCTGCCAGAACTAATGAGAGACATACAGCGTATATGTAACGCTACTGCAAGAGCACTAGCTAACAACATGGCTGTAGCCTCAGGACCTCAGATCGAGGTCTATGTGGATCGCTTGGCTGATGATTCAGAGATAGATGCAATAGAACCTTTCCATGTTTGGCAGCTTACTTCAGATCCTTCAGGGGCTGGTGGTAGAGCAATAACCTTCTGGCAACCTACATCCAATGCACAAGAGCTACTTGCAGTCTACAAGGAATTTGAACTACGGGCAGATGACGCTACAGGAATACCGAGATATGCATATGGCAATGAGAGAACAGGAGCAGCAGCACAAACTGCATCTGGGCTTTCCATGTTGCTTGAATCTGCTGCGAAAGGTATCAAAGACTCTGTTAGAAACATCGACTTTGGCGTCATTAAGCCTAGGGTTGAGTATCAGTTTTATTGGAATGTCATTAGCAATGATGATATTAAGTTTACAGGGGATGTTAATGTAGTACCTAAGGGCTCAGAGATTCTGACCATGAAGGGTGCTAGTGAGATGAGACGTAATGAGTTCCTTCAGATTCTTGCTAACCCTACTTACATGGGGATCGTAGGAGTAGAAGGTATAGCAGATATCCTTAGGGAGATGGCTAAGACTCTTGGTCTTGGTAATAACATTATCCCAAGTAGAATAGAACTGAAGAAGAAGCAAGAAGAGCAGGAAGCACAGCAGGCTCAGATGCAACAGCAGCAAGCTGACTCTGATGCACAGAAGAACCAGACTGGTCTTCAGGCTACGCAGATGCAGATAGAGGGACAGATGATGATGCATCAAGAGACTCAGAAGCTTAAGGCTGCAGAACTGCAACAGAAAGCTGATAATCAAGAGAGAGACAGGCAACTAAGGGCTGCAGAAATGCAGATCGAAAGAGAAAATAGAATACATAAGGAGACTGCAGGCCTACAGAAACAGCAGATGATCGAACAGAATAAGTCTCATAACGTTGACAAAGAGATAGCCCTGTCGGTCCAGACGGGCGATAAGATGAATGCACAATGAAAGTCTCCGCTGAAGAAAAGAAAAGAATAAACTCTGGAGATGTAACTACCCTAAGGGGTGTGCTCTCCAGAGAGCTTGAAGATATTAAGAATCAACTCCTATCCTTTCGGGCCACAAACCCAGAGTACGATATAGTGCTAAAGGGTAGGGGAGCTATGGTGAAAGACTTGTTAGATCTGCTAGCATAAGCTAGCGTAACCTTCACTCTACTAGAGTACAGCAACCACGTAATCACCAGATCAACTGGTCTATAGTGCCCCTGCTGAAATAGTACTGGAGAACCTAATGTCACTTGAAAGAATCCTTGCAGAAGAAGCAGAACTTGAAAAACAAATGTTTGGTACTAACCAGGAATCGGAAGATACCTCTAGTGCCGCTCCGCTTGAAGACCCTGATGACAGTTATGTAGAAGACGATAATCAGGGCCAAGTAGATTTCCCTGAAGCTACTGAGGTAATCCTTCAGGAAACGCAGGAGACCGAAACAGAAGCTAAGCAGCGTGTATCTTGGAAGACTAGGTTTAAGAACTTTAAGGCATCCACAGATAAGACTATCTCTACCCTTAGGAAAGAGAACTCTCGATTAGCTACCGAATCTCTAGGTCTTAGGAAACAAGTAGATGAACTCTCCACCAGGGTTGCCAGCTTACAGAGCAGCAACACAGATATCTTCAGTGGTATTATTACAGATGAAGACTCTGAAGCTATCGGAGAAGAAGCAGTCGATATCGTGAAGCGTACTTCACAGAAAGCAGTTGAAGCATCAGTAGCACCTCTCAAGGAGAAACTCCGACAGCTCGAAGCTGAGAAAGAAGCTGAAAGACTGAGGAAGATTGAGCTGAGAGAGAAGCAGGAATACAATTACTTCCTAAAGGATCTGGAGAAGATCGTACCTGACTATGAGGTAATCGATCATAACCCTAAGTTCCTTGAGTTCATGGACGAGATTGATCCTAGCACTGGTGATAAGCGCATGGATACCTTTAAGAGTGCTGAATCCTACCGGGATGCAGACCGAGTTGCTGATTTCTTCTTGGAGTTCAAGAGGACATTGCCCCGCAGTAAACGAGAAAGACTTGAGGAAAACATTACACCTACAGGTACATCAGGAGCAGGAGATGTTATTAGTAACGTAAAGCCTGAAGAGGGGTTTACTGCTACAGAGGTAGAGAAATTCTTTAATGATGTGACCCGTGGTGTTTATCGAAATCGAAAGAAAGAAGCAAACGATATTGAAAATCGAATAACAAAAGCTTATATGGAAGGCCGTATAAGGTAAAACATAATGGAGAATTATAATGGCTAATGGACCTACAAGATCACTTGCTGCAGCTACCAGTTACACTGTCGGTGGAGTATCGACTAACTATCCGACTTATGCATCTGATAGTACCTCGAAGTTCACCCCGCTGATCTTCAGCAAGAAAATGCTTTAATTACGGAGCATTTAAAAGTTCTTTAAATAACGGAGTAAAATCCGATGGAAGGTTATAGTCACTAATAGGAGACTAGATTGAAAACCACCAGCAGAGACTAAACAAGAACAACTCGAAAGAGTAAATGATAGTCCGATGATTAATTGAATAATATCAATTAGTTACCACGTAACTTCTACGAAACAACCGCTTTTAACATGATCTCTAATACTGATTGAAACTTGATGATCAGTTTAATTGTAAGCTAGATAACGGAGTAAAATCCGAGGGAACCTCAGGGACCCGCAGAGACTAAACGCTTACATATCGAAAGATAAAACGATAGTCCACATTGATCAAGGTGAGATTAATTAATTTGGTCTCGTAACTCTCTTAAATAACGAGGTTAAACTCGATGCAATGTGTGACTCCAACAGGAGCACATTATGATATTCTTTTCTAGATACAACACTGACACACTCGCCTATAAGCTTCTGAGTGGAAAACTCAGGGAGAATAGGAAACACTCTGAACAACTTAATAAATATGTAGCTGGTTTGATCGATACTGACGGATGCATCTCTTTGTTTTTTTATAAGACAAGGGCTACTGGAAAGCAGAGATTATCTGTAGTATTAGACATCACCCAGAGCGCAGCAAACGACCCTGACTTCGAATGCTTAAGAGCATTAAGAAACTTTTATAATCTCGGTAGTGTATCTTTTTCTATTCCCGAAAGCGAGAAGAAGACCTCTTGCTGTCATTGGGTATTAAGAGACAAAGATGCTAAGATACTTTTTAATAGATTAGGAAAGCACTTAAGGCTAAAGGGAACCCACTTTGATAATATGGTTTGGGTTTCTGATCAGCATAGCGAGATAGAGGATATACCAAATAAGGTTGTTGAAGAGTTGAAAGAGTTTCGAGAATGTTCTAGAAATAACACAAGTTACTTAAAGATGCCTAAGCATTTATCATGGGCATATGTGGCTGGAGTTATCGCAGGGGATGGGTGTATAAGACTATCCCAAAGAGAAGGACACAAATCTCCCGAGATTAAGATGAAGATCACTCAGAGTGAAAGAGAGATTAACTTTCTTAAGTTATTCAAAAGAGATTTTAAAGGAAGTATATACAGCAACAGGTCATGGATAGACTGGGAGAGAAACCTAGGATTAAGTGATTCCTCATTTGCTGTCCCTTTTCTTAAGAATATCAGAAAGTATATAGTTCATGAAAGGAAGTATCGTCTTATAAATCAGATACTAGATATTCATGAATCACACAGGCAGCAGAGACTAAACAGAGAGAACTCGAAAGAGTAAGTAATAGTCCAATATTCTAAAAGAATATATGCAAAGCTCAGGGCGATAAGGTCCTGATTCGTCAGACACCCGTTATCACTGTAAGTGATTACACGGTTGGTAAGACTCTGGAATATATGGTTCCTGAGATTGCCAACATTGAATTGAGCATTGATCAGGCTAAGTCTTGGTCCTTCAGGCTTGATGATATTGATGCAGTTCAGTCCGATTTGGATCTGATGAACAAGTTCGCAGCTGATGCTGGTGAGCGTCTGAAGATCTCGATCGACACTGATTGTTTCAGCTACATCTCTACTCTGGCTCATGCAGACAATATCGGTGCTACTGCTGGTAAGATCTCTGCTAACATTAATATGGGTGGAGCTGGTGCTGGTGTTGCTGTAACGAGCACTAATGCTACTGATCTCATCGTAGATATCAATACGGTTCTTGATGAGCAGAACATCCCTTCAGCAGATCGTTGGGTTGTTCTTCCTGCATGGTTTGTTGCCCTCTTAAAGAAAGGCGACCTCAAATCGGCAGATATCACTGGTGACTCGACTGGTTTGATTCGGTCGGGGGTCATCGGCATGGTTAATTAACTATTGACCCCTTAAGCTGAGAAGCTTATTGAATAATTGGGTGAATTGCTGGAAGGCTAAAATATGATAGCTATTGAAGAGATAGTGAAGGACAAGGATAGTCGAACTAAGTACAAAGTTAGATGTACTAAGTGTGGATATAGATTCCAAGTCAGAGTCTCTAGATACAAAGAAGATGCAAAGTGTAAAGCTTGTTCAACTACAGAATCAAATATAGATCGTACAGGTGATCATAAAGGTTCTGGAGTTATATCTAAAACATTCTACAACAAGTTTAAGAACGGTGCTAAGAGAAGAAATGTACCTTTCGAAGTTACGGTAGATTACTTAGATAGTCTTTGGACAGGAACATGTGCGTTATCTGGAATGACAATAACAGCTCCTACCAAAACGGACGGAAATGGAAATTGTCAAACCGAGTATACGACCGCATCTTTAGACAGGATAGATTCTAGTCTTGGATATATAATTGGAAATGTGCAGTGGGTGAATAAGCACATCAACATTATGAAGAATGGGTATAGTCAAGAAGAGTTTATCTTTATGTGTCATCAAGTTGTATCATGTCATGCTAATCAGCAGCCAAGCGTGCTAAATGGAAATAGAAAAGTAAGCACGAAGGTTCAGAGACTAGAGGGTGAGGATAATCCTACCAATAACCCCTCCAAGAGTGCCCGACTTCCTGAATAAGGAAGATGATATAGTCCGATACTCCTTTGAAAAGAGGAGAGTGTAGGATAAAGAGCCTACATATAACTAATGGATAGAACAATGATCATTCAGAGTAATCTGCTTCCCCATGTTACTGATGGCGCTAATGAGGCTTTCTATATCATGGGTGGAACTAAAGAGGCTCTGACCTTTGCTAGTCAGTTGGTCAAGACTGAGTCTCTGATGATCCCGGATTCATTCGGAACCTACATGCGTGGCCTGTCTGTATATGGCCGTGCGGTTGTACAGCCCGAAGCCCTGGTAGCACTGTACGCTTATAAGGCGTAATAAAGATACCCCTCACGCCGAATCCTAAAGTTCCACTTCTTAGTGGTAAGGCGCACCCCGAGGGGTCACTACCTAAAGCCCCCATAGAACCATAGAGGATCTGTGGGGGCTTTTTTATTTGGAGAACCAATGTCTAGAAAAGAGTCAGTATATGTAATCAGGAAGTCTAATGGAGTAAGGTTCTGTGTAAAGAAGGACTACTATGAGAAGTACAAGGATGAGTTCTATTTGGATAAAGCCCTGTTCAAGAAAGATCCAGAAGCTGTTGAACCGACACCTGAAAAGAAAGCTGAAGCAGAGGTTAAAGTTAAGGCTAAGAGGGTTAAGAAAGCTACAACTAAGGAGTAATAGATGCAATACTTAAAGATGGCTCAGTCAGTTAGAGAGCACATAGGCCTGCAGGGTACTGGGCCATCTGCAATTACGGCTATAGGTGCTGAAGGCCAGATGCTCCATATGGTACGAGATGCTTGGGCAGATCTGCAGAACATGAGAAGTAACTGGAAGTGGATGAGGGATACCAAGTCCTTCGCTACTGTAGCTGGAACTACTGTATATACTCCTCTTACTATCTTCGGGCCTAATCATAGGTTCAAGAGGTGGTATCCAGATACCTTCTATATTACTATAAGTGGTAAGAAGAACCTGATGACCTATTACAACTATGACTACTTTACCTACTTACATAGGAATGACACAGTTCAGGGAGAGAGTACTCACTTTACCATTAGGCCTCAGGACAATGCAGTAGTAGTTCCCTTACCTAATGCAGCCTACTGGATAGAGACTACATACTATAAGAGCAATCAGGAACTTACACTGTCTACCACAGAACCAGAGATTCCTGCAGATTACCATCCATACATAGTCTATGAGGCTACTGCAAGATACGCCCTCTCTATAGGATTACCACACGTATACCAAGAATATGCACAGAAAGCAGTAGAGATGCTAGGGAATATAATGAGAGAACATAACCCTAGGAAAATCTTTAAGGTTAGAGGAATAGCATGACTACAGCCAAGCAGATCAATATAGCTCCTGTTAGTACATACAATGTAGTGTTTGACTCTGGAGTTAACGAGGCTGTATCCTCTATTGAGATGAAGCCTGGGGATCTCCTTGCTGTACAGAACTACTATATCACTGAGGGTGTATCTAGTGGATACGTATCTCTCTCTGGATATGAGATATATGATGGACAACCAGCACCATCTGCTCAGGTACTTGTAGCTGGAGATGATACATTAAGAGAAGCTAGAAGAACTGCTATCCTTGATGTAGGAACAGCGTTGGTAGTGTGTGAAGGTCCTGTTCTAGGTATCTATGTATTTGAAGGAGTACTCTATGCCTTTAGGAATAAGCTCGGCGGAGCTACTGCAGGAATGTTCAAGGAGACAGCTACAGGCTGGGAGGAAGTAGACACATCAGCCAATCCATTAGCACCTGGAGGAGTATATAGCTTCATCACCTACAACTTCAAAGGGACTGCTACAGGTAATAAGATGTGGTGGGCTAATGGTGTAGACAAGGCGAGATCTTATGATGGTACTACTGTAAGAGTGATGGATAATGTTGGTATGGATCCAAACGATAAGCCAGAGTTTATAGCATCACATGCGGACTGTCTATGGCTAACGTATCCTGGAGGTTCAGCTCAGCACTCTACAATTGGCATGGATCATAACTTAGATAATATAGAAGGGACCTCTGATGATTGGGAGGGATTGAATGGTGCTGGATATTGGGATGTGGGTGGAGATATCACAGCCATTAAGAGCACTGTAGGTGGTACACTAGTCTTCTTTGGTAGGGACTTTATCAAGACTCTGACGACCGAGGGTACTGAAGCTGATTGGGTAATGAAGACCTTCTCAGATGCTCTAGGAGCATACCCCTATACAGTAGATAAACTCTTTGATACTCTTATCTTCATGAGTGACATGGGAATCACTACTCTTAGTAGTGCTCAAGAGTTCGGTGACTTCGGTGCTAATACAATCTCAGAGAAAGTAAAGAGAACTCTATTCAGAGACAAGGCCCTTATAACCTGTGCAGTAACTATAAAGAGATTGAATCAATATAGGATATACTTTAGTAATGGTACTGGTATCATCTTCTCTTATTACAATAAGAAACTAAAAGGTGCTACTTTTATAAAGTACCCTAACCCAGTATATACAGTAACTGAGGGTATGGATACTGCAGGAGACTTACAGCACTTCTTCACTTCTGTATCTGGTAAGGTTTATCATGCAGATATTGGTACCTCATTCGATGGTGCTGAGATAGCGCATTCTTTTTCCACAGCGTACTTTCACTACGGTTCCCCTAGAAACTGGAAGAGATTCTATAGACTTACTTTTGAGATAGAATCCATAGATA